GACACTCATGACCACAGTTGCCACAGTTGCCCATAAATTATTTTCCAACTTTTTTCATAGCAGCTTTATGTGCTGCTCCAAAAGTTTTACCTGCCCTCATCTCCTTTCTCATAAAAGCCATATGTTTTTTTGTATGATGTTTAGAATGTTTCTTCAAAGTATCTTTCTGCCTTTGAGTTAATGTTTTTTTCTTTAACATCTCCACCTCTTTCTAGCTTGTCTTAATCTGCTATTTGGATTCTTAGCAGCTTTTGGAAACTTCTTCATTTGACCTGCTGATCTAGCACAATATGATTTACGTCTAGATGCTCTCTTACCTGTAGGTTTCTTTTCAGTTACAGCAGTCTGTAATTTAGATCCGGGGTTCTGCCTACGATATTTAGCTACCCCTTTCTTTGTCATGCCAGCACCAGACTTGGTAGGACGTTTCATTCCTCTACCAATAGTGATGCCTTTCATATTACTCTTTTTTCTTTTTACTGCCATAAGTGTATCTATATTTTTCTTTTAAGTATTCCGAAGTATCTTTCCAATAAGTAGTAAATGTTTTATAATTATTTCTTTGAGGTTGTATCTGTGTTGTATCTACTAAACTACAGTTATCTTTTTTATCGTCTACAGATTTATTATATCTTTTTATAAACTCTTTCTTAGATACAACCTCTTTTACCTTACCAGTATATATTTCTATTATTTCCATTAATACATTTTATTAGAATAAGTTGCTTTACCAAATCCTCGTAAGGCTTGACCACCACCTCTACGAAAAACTTTACCACCAGACTTTCTACCAAAAGCTTGTCTAGATGGAACTGATCTTCCAGCATACCTTCCTCCTGTTGGTCCGGGTACTGATTTTTTAGGTGGAGGAGTAGTAGATGTAACTTTACCAGTTTCTATATCAAACCTTTTATTAATGTCAGCTATTCTTTTATCTATAGCTTTTACTGCTTCAGTATCTCCCCTTTTTTTTGCTTCTCTACTAAGTTTAATTAATTTATTTAAAGCTTTTCCTGCTGGCATTTTAGATTCTATACCTTCAGCTATTGGAAATTTTTTAGGTTTGATTGCTTTTTTTAATACTTGAGAACCCATCCCTCTTTTTACTATACCACCTGCTTTTTTAGGTCGTTTTGTTCCAGCCATTCTATCAGTAGGTCTAGCTTTACTAGGCTTAACAGGTATAGCTGCTGTTGCTTTTGCAATTTGTTGAGCAGTTAATGCTTGTTTATTTATTTTATTAAGCAACCTCATTGCTGATCTAGCAGTCTCAGGATTTCCTCCCTCTGCTTTAGCCTTTCTATGTATACTTATAATTTTATTTATAGCTCTACCTTTTGCAGAATTAGCCTTTACACCTTCAGGAATTTTATAAACTGTAGGAGGTTTTTTCTTTACCGTTGCCTTTTTATTTGGTGCTGGTGGTTTAATACGTTTTGCTATTTGAGTTAATATTCCCATAATTAATCCTCCACCTTAAAAGCTTTACCTTGTTGATAGTCTTCATCAACTACTACGTCTTGAGGTTTACCTACAACGGATGGTCCTTTACGTGCAGCACCAAATCCTTGTCCAGTAGGTTTACCTACTATCTCATCCAATTTAGCTGGACGTTCTAGTCTTGTATGTGGACCTAAACCCATTTTAACTTCTCCTCTTTTTTTTTCTAGCTTCACTTAATGCTATAGCTATAGCTTGTTTTCTATTTGTTACTTTCTTTTTTGATTTACCTTTTTTAAGAGTACCTCTCTTAAATTCACCCATTACTTTTTTTATTTTCGGCTTCATAATCTGTTGCCGAACACTTGATCTATTTACCACGTTTCATGGCCTTTCCATAACCTCGTACAGCACACCCAACACCTTTAGGTTTACCAACTCTACCACCTTTTTTTCTGCCTACAGATTTAAGAATATCTTTTCTTGATGCTCTAAATCCCCCTTTAAGTTTTTTAGGTATCTGTCCCTTTTGTATTCTTTCTTTTGTTTTCTTTCTTTTTTGTTTTCTTGCTTTAGCAGCTTCAGAGGGTTTAAGTCCTGAAGTTAAACCTGCCATTTTTTCTCTATATTGTTTAGGAGTCAGATTAGGCTCATCTATTACTTTTCCTATTTCTTTTGCCATTGCTGAAGAAATAGCTGGACCTACCATATCATATATATCTTTAGCAAATAATCCTAATCCTGCTGGACCTGCTAAACCTTTTAAGGGAAGTGTGGCAACTTTTTGACCTAACTTTTTAGCTAATAATTTTTGTATTCTTTTTTGTTTAGCTGCTTGCTGTGCTGCTAATGCTGCTCCTGATAATCCTAAGTATGCATTAAATTTATCCTCTTCAGGCACAGTTTTTTCTATAGCAGCACCTGTTCCTACACCACTACTAAAACCAGCAATAGGTTTAAATACTTTAGTAAATTTTCCCATTAATCATAACCTGCATCTACAACCTGACCACCTGTCATACGATAAGTAATTCTACCACCATGTTTCTTTTTTACACTCATCTTTTTCATTTGTGATTTACTTAATCCTTGATAAACAGATTTACGATTTTTAACTGGACTAGATATATTAATTTTTTGTCCTACTCTAATTCTATTAGGATTTTTAATCTGTGGATTAGCAGCCAACAAAGCTTTTAAAGTAGTTCCTCTACGTCTAGCTATTTGAGAAAGAGTATCTCCAGATTTTATAGCATAACTTTTTTTAACTGGTGGTTTAGTCTGTACTTTTTTCTTTTTAGAAACATCTTTACCACCTATACGAAGAGATCTTCCTTGAGTTTTTTTAGCTTTAAGTGGCAATCCTTGACCTACTCCTCCTTCTTGATCTACTGCTTTTTTCTTTTTATTTGCAGATAAACCATAAATAGTTCCTCCGATAACAGTACCCACTCCTAAAGTTTTAGCAGTTTTTTTTATTTTTTCTGTTCTTTCTTTTTTATCTTTCTTTTTCTTTCTTAACTCTGCTCTTTCCTTATCCTTTTTTTTAGCTTTATTTACAATACTCTTAAGTTTTTTTTGTGAGCTACTCTGTGGAATTTTATCCTCACCAAATGTTACAGTTTTATTTTCTGTGTTAGTATTCTTAATTTTTTTCTTCTTAGGCTTTGGTTTAGGCTTTGGTGGCTCTAAATATTTAAAAAATGATTTAAGTAAACCCATAATTTTTCCCCTATGGTGATGTTGGTGTTAAAGTATCAGGACCACCAGCAGGAGATGCAGCCAATGCCATATCATCTTGTCTAGTTCTTCTAGCCTGATTATTAAGTTTTAATACTGAGTTTTGATATTCAGCTTGCCACACTTGAAGTGTATTCCAATCTTTCATATACATAGTAGCTTCTACCATGCATCCTGCAAAGAGAGCTTCATAACAGTAGTCACTGAAATAGTTTTGAGTGGTAACACTTGTACCTGTAGCAGAAGCTAAAGGTAGTGGCTGAGATTGAGATTGTATCTCTACAGTCAGTGCCGATACTGGTGTAGGTACAATTTTAATACTTGAATTATTTCTTCTTGAATAATATCTGGGTGTACCTGTTGATGCACTAACAGGCCAATAGTCATTTGCATATTCCATTGTTCTGGGAAGTAGATTAGTAACTGTTGTTCCTGTGCTTACTTTATAGTTTACATTACGAACAATACGAACTCTATCATTTAAAGACACAGTTCCAGCATTACCAGATGATACAGATATATTTGTATATTCATCCAGACCAAAGTCATCCAGATCTTTAATCATACGAAATTCAGTTTTCTTTACAAAGGCAGAAACTTGGCTTGCAAATTCTGTAGAGTCGTTTTCAGTCGTATTAATTAAGTCTGTCTTTAAGTAAGAAAAATTAGGCATACTAACCTACAAAAGCTGTAAGAACACAACCATCTGTAGGACCAGATACACTAACAACACCATAGACAGGAACACCAAGTTCCCCCATATAAATATCTGTTGCTTCGTTAGCTGCTACCTGAAACTTAATAGCTGTACCTTCTGCTGTTTTATTAGTAATCTGTCTTTGTCCTTTTATAGAATATGATCCAGCAGCAGTTGCTAAAGCATGAACAGCCAGTATACGAGTTACAGATGGATTATTACCATCGGCTGTTCCGTTATCTCCAACAGTTGCATCATTTTCTACAAATGTGAGAACAGCATCACCAGTTGCTATTGCTGCTTTAATATTTGTACTCATGATCTCTCCTTATAGTAGTAGGGAAGTAGCCGAAGCTACTCCCCCACATTTAGTCCTAAGTTCCTGCACTACCGAAGTAACCTCTCCAATCGGAGACACCGAAACTATATCGTTCCCTTGCCTTAAATCGGAGATTACCAGTATCAAAGTCAGGTTCCATCTTCGTTTGAAGTGGAGTACGATTAAACATTTTAGCTCCATTAGGAACGTCTGTCTTAATGAAGTAAGATGTAGTATCTGTAAACCTTCTATTGATATGATACCCTTCAGGTAACATTCCCAAATGACGAGTAGCATTGATTGCATTCGTATTTGGATTAGCAGCAGCAGCACTTGTTTGAGTGTTGCCGGGGCTAGATAAAATACGATCTGCAATAGCCCATGAGTCAACAGGGATATGCAATGAAACAGCACTTGCACCAATTAGAATACCACGATCATCTTTGATCTTCTGTACATTGGTTAATGCAGTTTCAAGAGTTGCTTCCGAAAGATCAGCAGCAGCCATTAGGTTGCTCTGGTTTCCATCAGAAATTGTTGGGTGTGCAGCAGAGAAGAAAGCAGCACCATCACCAATAGCATCAGAAAAGCCATTGTTGAATAGATTTGCAGCCTTAACCTGTTTTGTATTTGCCATTGCTCTAGCAAGACCTTTTGCACGAAGTTTAGCAAAGGTATCATAAAGATTGTCTTCCATTGCTTCTTCAGTGATTGCAAAAGCCAAAGCTACAGTTTCAGCAGTATAACGTGCTGTGTAGCTTTCTTGAGCATCGTCATACGAAACAGCAGCACCTTCACCTTTGGTTGGGGCAGAACCGAAACCTGTGAATAGTACTTCTTCTTCAAATGCACGATCTGAGTTTTCTATCTCGAAGAGGACTTTGTGTTCATCATCCACTTCTCCATACTCCATACCGAATACAGCATTTAAGCCCGGCAGGAGTTCTTTACTAATACTAGCTCTATTGATAGCCATGATTAATTCCTCCTATTAAGCTGTTGATGCCGTAGCCGTTACATAACGGTCACGGTGAGTATTAAGATAAACTTCTACGATTGGATATGCATCCCCATCACCTTCGTCAGGGAATTGTGCTCTAGCAATACCTCGAACAGCAGCAACAGCTTCTGTACCAGATGCACCATCAAGATAATAACTAGATTGTCCAGTTGTAGTATTTCCAGAGGATGCTGTTGAGCTAACCGTTACATTATAGTTTTTAACGATCAACATCTCAGCAGCCGATAAAGTTAGTGATGCCTGAATATAATAAGTTTGATCAGGATCAGTTAT